AGGCGCTTATTGTTGCGAATGGCAGCAGTGATGCATGGGTAGCAAAAGCATTAAAATCAACAAAAGCTTGGGCAAAACGTTTACCAAAATATGAAGAACGTATCCGTTTATCTTTAGATAACTTAGCGAATATTGAGCAACATACGAATCTCACTATCCAACAAATGCGTGAAATTTGCGATGCGGTATCTCGAGGTGAACAAAAAGCTCGTCGTGCGAAAAAAGAAATGGTTGAAGCTAACTTACGTTTGGTCATTTCTATTGCGAAAAAATATACCAACCGTGGTTTACAATTCTTGGATTTAATTCAAGAAGGGAATATTGGTTTGATGAAAGCGGTAGATAAATTTGAATACCGTCGTGGTTATAAATTCTCAACCTATGCAACTTGGTGGATTCGTCAGGCAATCACGCGTTCAATTGCAGACCAAGCACGTACAATTCGTATTCCGGTTCATATGATTGAAACGATTAACAAATTAAATCGTATTTCTCGTCAAATGTTACAAGAAATGGGACGTGAAGCGACGCCGGAAGAGCTTGCTGAGCGTATGGGAATGCCAGAAGATAAAATTCGTAAAGTGCTTAAAATTGCGAAAGAGCCAATTTCAATGGAAACGCCAATCGGTGATGACGATGATTCACATTTAGGTGACTTCATCGAGGATTCAACTCTTGAATTGCCATTAGATTCTGCCACTGCACAAAGCTTGAAAGTGGCGACTCATGAAGTGTTAGAAGGGTTAACCCCTCGTGAAGCAAAAGTATTACGTATGCGTTTTGGTATTGATATGAATACCGACCACACGCTTGAAGAAGTGGGTAAACAATTTGATGTAACCCGTGAGCGTATTCGTCAGATTGAAGCGAAAGCATTGCGTAAATTACGTCATCCAAGTCGTTCAGAAACCTTAAGAAGTTTCTTAGATGAGTAATTATTCATTCATGTAAAAAAGAAAAGGCAGATGTATCCAACCACTAAATATGAGAAACATAAAAACAAATAGGGATTGGGCGGGAATTTTCGGGAATAAGCGGGATGAATATAGATAAAACGGGGCTTGGCGGCGTGCCAGCCCCTTTTTTATTAGTTAAAAAATAGAAATAATGAAATGAGAAAATTTTTCTAAATATTGGCAGTTTAACCGCTAAAAATGGGAAACATTAAACGTGGTTTAAATGGCTTTAAATTTAGGTTTAAATCTTTAAATTAAGTCGTGGCCTATAAACACAACCTGGCCCAGCACTTCAAAGTTTAAATTATCTTCAAACATCAACTCTATCGGGGCGTAGATTTCTTTGTTATCGCTAATCAAGCGAATGCCACCAGGAATACCCTGGACGCGCTTAACCCAAAGCTGATCGCCCGAACGGATAACATATATCTGCCCATCACGCGGCGTGGTTACGGCACGGTTGATTAATAACATATCGCCGTGGTGGATTGTTGGGGTCATGCTATCGCCGGAGGTTAGAATAAATGCCAGTTTATTCTTTTGAAGGCCGCGTTGCTGCAACCAGCGCGCGCTTAGCCCCACAAAATCATCCGGTTCATACACGTCGTCATTAAACGCCCCAAAGCCGGCAGAAGCAAACGTCTTATAAAAAGGCACGCTAACAAGCTCAGTGGCTTTATTTAAGGCTTCTTTTATATAGCGCCCCGCTGTTTCTGCAATATCCGGGACGTGCATGCGCATTTCAGTGGGATAAAAGCCCAACTCCTTTTGTATTTCAAGTGGGAAGGACGAGTAATGGTACTCAAACGTCTTTCCTTTTACGCCCTCTCTTTGACGTTTAACCCAATTTTCGCGGTCAGCTTTTTTAACAATTCCTTTGTCCGATGCTGGAAGCCCTATTAAGTTTTCATCCATCAATTCCTTTATTGAAAACCACTCTTTCAAGTTCTTCATAAGAATTTTAGTAAGGAACTCAGTTCGTTTCTAAAAGCAAGCGTTTAACTGTTTGATTTTTAAAGCACTATAAAAAATAGTTAAAATTCTTGAAACGAACTATTGAGTTCCTTACAAAATAGTTGTATAGTTCCTTTCAAGTTACTCACTTACATAAATCATCGTAATAAGGATAGCACATAATGAAAAAGAGTAAAAAAAATATGCATCGCGCCGACATTATTGCAGCGATTCGTAAACAAGGAACAACGCTGACACAGTTATCTGTAGACGCCGGACTACACCCAAGAACACTAGCAAATGCATTAGACCGTAAATACCCGAAAGGGGAAAAAATCATCTCTGATTGTATCAACGTTCCAGTGCAAGAAATATGGCCTGAACGTTATTTATAAAAAGGAGCTGGTTATGGAAAAGTGGCTAACAGTTCAAGAGCTTTTAGGGCTTGAAACTCTACCAAAATCAGATCGTGGCATAACCAAAAAAGCCGACCGCGAGAATTGGGTTAAACGTCAAAGAGAAGGCGTAAAAGGAAAAACATTTGAGTATAAATTCAGTTCCTTACCTGAAGATGCCCAAGCCGAGATCTTATTAAAGCAAAATGCGACTCCTGTTATGGCAGAAGCGCCGAAAGCTAAAAAAGAACTCAACTACCTACCGGAAGTTATTTGGAAGCCTTATGAAAAAGCGACCGATAAACAAAAGGAAGAAGCAAAAGCGAAACTCGCCCCACTGCACAAGCTAGACGATTTAGTGAAAAACAACGTGGCATTAATGATGGCACTTGATGCGGTTTCTACCGAGTATGAAATTGCGAAAGGATCACTCAAACGTTGGTATTACAAAGTGCGGTCTTTTGAACGCCCGGATTGGTTACCTTTATTGTTGGATAAACACAGCAACAAAAAAGCTGGCAAAGAAGCAGACTTCACAGAAGAAGCCTGGGAGACATTTAAGGCCGACTATTTTAGACCTGAATGCCCGCAATTTGGCAGTTGTTACGAGCGTTTAAAACGCGCCGCACGAGAAAACGGCTGGTCAATTCCATCAGCGAGCAGCATTAAGCGCAAAATCGCGCGAGAAGTGCCGAAATTAGTGCAAGTGCAATTACGCGAAGGTGACCATGCAGTCATGCAATATTACCCATCAATGCGCCGCACAGTGGCCGAAATTGAAGCCCTTGAGTGGATTAACGGCGACGGTTATCAACACAACGTATTTGTGCGTTGGCATAACGGCGAAATTGTCCGCCCTAAAACCTGGATTTGGCAAGACATTCGCACCCGCAAAATACTCGCCTACCGCGTAGATTTAAGCGAAAACAGCGACACCATCCGATTAAGTTTGATGGATCTTATTTGGAAATACGGCATCCCGAAAAAATGCACCATTGATAACACCCGCGCAGCGGCAAATAAATGGATGACCGGGGGCGTTAAGAACCGCTACCGCTTCAAAGTAAAAGAAGATGATGTGACCGGGATTATTCCGATGCTTGGCATCGAATTGTTGTGGACATCGGTGCAATTTGGCAAAGGTCACGGGCAAGCAAAACCAATCGAACGTGCGTTTTCACACGGTGGTTTAGGCGAGTTAGTTGATAAACACCCAAGCCTGGCGGGCTTTTACGCCGGGGAAAATGTTTACAGCAAGCCTGACAACTATAACGGCGGGAAAGACGGCGTAGATTACGACACATTTATTTTAGCCATAGAAGATGGCATCCGCACTTTCAATGAACGCGAAGGCAGACAAACCGAAATATGCCAAGGCATTTACAGTTTCAGCCAGGTGTTTGAGCGCGATTACGCCAAGGCGCAAATTCGCAAGGCAAGCGCAGAACAAATGCGGTTTTTAATGTTGATGAGCGAAGCCGTTACATTGAGAAAAGACGGCACATTTGAGTTAGAAGCTGGTGGCAAGGTCAATAATCGCAAAAACCGCTATTTAGCGAGCGAGCTTATTGCCACAGCGCACCGCAAGGTGGTGGTGAAATTCGACCCGCAAGACTTGCACAACAAAGTGTGGGTTTACGGTTTGGATGGCGTGTTTTTAGCCGAAGCGAAATGTACAGATGCGGTGGCATTTGGCGATAAAGCGAAAGGCCGCGAACACGACAAAGCACGCAAACAAATGGTGAAAGCGGTGAAAGCACAAGCGAAAGCCACACTCACTATGAATGCACAAGAAGCAGCGCGTTATCAGCCTCAATTCGAGGAAGAAGAACCGCTAGAACCGAAAATCATCGAGCTATTCCGACAAGAAGGTAACGCAGTGCGCAAACACGAAGCGGTATTAGATGACGATGAAGATACCAACGATTTTGAACAAGGCTGGCGTAAAGGATTAGCCATGCTGAAAGAAGAAAAAGGGCTTTAAGCCGCATTTAAGGAGCGTTAAACATGACTTTAATTGAACAAATCAAACAACTTTTAGACAACCAAGTCCACACGCAGCGCGAAATTGCCGCGCAAGCTGGGATTTCTGCCGGGGCGTTGAGTGCATATTTAAAAGGCACTTACACCGGGAACGTGGAAAACGTAGAAGTTGCATTAAAAAACTGGCTTTCAACCCGCGAGAAAAAAGAAAAAGTGTTTGTAGAAGCACCGCACTTTATCGAAATTCCGACCGCCAAGAAAGTATTTTCGGCGTTAGATATGGCCAAGATTTTGCCAACCATGGTGACCGTTTACGGCGCGAGCGGTGTGGGTAAAACAAAAGCATGCCAAGAATACAAAAAAGCCAACCAAAACGTGTGGATGATTACCGCAAGCCCGGCGCGCGCAACATTAAGCAGTATTTTGTATGAGTTAGCCCTTGAGTTAGGCATTAACGATGCTCCACGCCGTAAAGACCGCCTATCACGCCTAATTACTAAAAAACTCAAAGGCACACAGGGCTTAGTCATCATTGATGAAAGCGACCACCTTCCTTATGACGCGTTAGAAGAGATCCGCATTATTCAAGAAGAAGCCGAAGTAGGCTTTGCACTAATTGGTAACGATAAAGTTTACACCCGCATCCAGGGCGGCGTAAACCAGGCGCATGAATACGCGCGTTTATGGTCACGAATTGGTAACAACTGCGGCGTTAAAGCCAGCACAAAAGGCGATATTAAAGCCATCGCGCAAGCCTGGGGGCTTGATATAGCAGACAAGGATTTAATGACCGTCCTTTATGACATCGGCGGCAAGGCGGGCGGCTTACGCGCTTTAACGCAATATTTACGCCTAGCCGGCATGACAGCGAAAGGACAAGGCACTGTCATCACACTAGACCTAATTTTAACCGCCCAAGCACAAATGAAAGGAGCGAACTAATGACAAGCATTACAAAAAACAACACCTTGCGCGAGCAAACTAAACCACATCCAGTGTTTGGTGGTTGCAACAAAATCGCCCTAGGTTACTTATCGCAAACCCAAAAATGCGTGTTTGAGTTAAACAAAATGGGCTTGCATGTATTAAGCATTGAGTTTGACAAAATCAAACCGCGCGTGCGCATTGAGCCGAACGCATTAACTAAGAAATTAGAGAAAACAGGCCAGGCGCTTGCGTATATCCAAGGCAACGATGGCGTGCATTTTGCCGAATATCAAATGATGGTCGAAGGCATCAAGGTAATTTGGCGCAGTTATTTACACTAAAAACCAGGAGGAAAAAATGGCAAAAAAACCAACCCGAATTAAAACCGACACCTTTGCAGTGCGTTATCAAACGCGCGATGAAGTGGAAGTGGCAATTAAAGAGATCGGCGATTTAAACCGCGAATTAGAACGCCTAGCGATTGAACAAAACGACCGCTTGGCCGCAATCACCGAAGAATACGCCCCATTGATGAACGCAATCAAAGAAAAGCTCGCGCCAAAACAAGATGCGGTGCAAGCCTGGTGTGAAAGCCGCCGCGATGAATTGACATTAAACGGCAAAACCAAAACAGGCACTTTCAACACAGGTGAAGTGCAATGGCGACAACGCCCACCGTCAGTCGGTATTCGCGGCACAGAGAGCGTGATTGAAAGTTTGCACACATTAGGCCTGGTTCGTTTTATTCGCACCAAGGAAGAAGTCAACAAAGAGGCCATGTTAAATGAGCCTGAATTAGCCGCAACGGTGGCGGGTGTAACAATTAAAACCGGTGTGGAAGATTTTGTGATCACCCCTTTTGAACAGGAGGCGAAATAATGCCAGCCTGGGCATTGAACCCGGTGTCATATTTGATTATCGGGGTAATTCTAAGCCTAATCGTGGGCTTATTAGACCAGGAATAAAGCCTATTTAAACGCTCTTTAAACCCTAATTTAAGGGGCGTTCATAATAAGTTTTAACCAACCATAAAAGGAAACAAAAAATGGAAAACATCCACAAATTTAACCGCTTCAAATATTACAGTGAAAAAGCGGCAAAAAGTGAACGCCAAGGCGACTTACAAGATGCCAAGGAACAATGGGCAATCGCAGAGCTGAATGCGAGCGGCCAAAAAAATAAAGAATGGTGCAAACGCCGCGCCGCGTTTTGTGACCGAGTAATTAGAAAACCTTTCTAGGAGGAAATCATGGCGAAATATATAACACGTTTTTACTGTTTAGTAGAAGCCGTTGTTGAAGCAGAAAGCAACGAACAAGTTTTAGATATGTGCGACCTAAATGTATGCGATGTAAATAAACTGCCACACACCATTACAGAAATTGACGATGTGGTTGAAGTGGAGGAAGTATGACTGAGCAAGAAAAAATGCGGTTGGATGAAATATTGCAACAAGCAGCAATGCAGCTTATTAAAGCACAAACCTATCTTCGCACAGGGCAAAATCAACACGCAGCGGTTTATGTTGGCAACGTACAAAACTTGTTGCCAGGGTTGAGAATGAGATTGGGGAAGGTATGAAAGTGCTAGATGAACACATCCTTGAATATATCTGGGACGAAACATTAGACAGGATAGCGCAAAGAACCTTAGTGACTTATATCGGTGGCAGCGTTGGTACGTATAGTGACGAGCGTGCGGCGAAAGATGCGGAAAGCTTTTCAATATTGAGCGTAAGCCAACTGATTGCAGGTTCCGGATTAAGTGAAAGTCAATTTAGACGACGGGTTAAAAAGCTTATGGCACAAGGTATTTTGTTACAACGAATTGGGCCAAATAGCTTTGTGATTAACTCGGAGGTAATTAAAGACGTAGCGGTACAAGCCGCACGATGTTGGCGTGCAATCGGTGTACCGTATGGTATGGACGATACCGGGAAAGCCTGTAAAACCTTACCTATTAACGCTCTACCGAGAAGCATTTTTGAGTTAAAGACAAATTGTTATCGGATTTTGAGAAGCCAATATCCCACTTATTAAAGGAGTAAATATGAGACCTGAATTTAGATATTTTAAATGTGCATTAAGCGTTGAGCCTATTAAATCATTAGATGAGCAATGGCGGAAAGATAGAGAGGTCAGAGATAAAAAACTTGACGCTATTTTTGACACCATCCCATTTTATGAGTGGTGGAGGGGGAATGAACGTAATATATGGGGAATTGTTTGTAGTTTAGATAGTCCTGAATATGCAAAAATTAAAGAGGATAAGACCTATAAATTCGAAATGGTTGAAAATGAGAAGGTTGTCATAACTGGTAACGGAAGAACAAAGGCTGGCAAGTCTTTTAACGATAAAATCCAAAGTGTTAGAGATATTTTACATCAATACCCAAGCTTTAATGATTTTATGTTACGAAAATTAAAGCTTACTTGTTGGGTGCTTGGTACACGCACTGGTTATGTGTCTGTATGTGGTGTTGCAAGTGACCACTTTATCGTTTCAATACCAGTTAAATCAGAAGGCTTTGGTGGGGATGACTTCCCAGCAATCCCAGAATGTTTGACGGAAATCAAACAGAGTGAATTTTTAGCATTGCAGGGGAAGTAGGAAATGAGTGAAAACAATGGATGGATTAAGTGTTCGGAGAGAATGCCAGAACCATATCAGAGCGTATTAATTTTTGCTGAAGGCTTAGTTTTTTCAGCATTTCTTAGTGGAAAATGTTGGACAACTGTAGGATTTGATCCTATCAAAGGAGAGTATATAAAGTTTGACTTTGGGCAAGTAGATTATTGGCAAGAAGAACCATTACCTCCAAAAAATTAAACCCCATTTACAGCCCATTTAAGCCACGTTTAAGTGGGCTGAATAATGTGTTTTAAAAAGGAATAAACAATGCATAAAACTAAACCAAAGCTGATCCAGCTAATTCATATAGCCAAGCAAAAACTGGCAATGGATGAATATAGCTACCGCGCCATGCTTGAGCGCGTTACCGGAAAAACATCATGCAAAGAAATGAGCGTGGCAGAGTTAATGAAAGTGGAAGCGGAAATGGAAGCCAAAGGATTTAAGAAAACCAGCAGCCGAAATCATTCGCCAAGCGGGAAAAGTGCGGTTGTAAAAAGCAACATTGCGTACAAAATTCGCGCCATTTGGATTGAAATGAGCAAACAAGGGCTTGTGCGAGACGGCTCAGAAAACGCGCTCAATGCATTTGTGCGCGGCGTAGTGAACCCAATTTACGCTAAGCGCGGGATGAATATTCAAGTGCTTAATGTTGGCGCTTTACGCGATGATATGGCCAGTCTAGTGCTTGAGCGATTGAAAAAATGGCAAGCAAGAGGTGGTCTATGAAATTATGCCGCTGTCCTGTATGCCACTCCGATATTCATTTAGACCAACTTTTAGAAGATGAAGCGGGGCGCGAAATTTTAGGGCTGCTCACCGAGTTAAAATATGGCGTAGCCCGCCCTTTAGTTTCATACATTGCACTATTTCGCCCGGATAAATCAGCGCTAAGCAACTCAAGAGCGGTTAAATTAATGCGCGAAGTGCTAGATTTATTCCCGCCTTCTCAATTATTAGCCCACTGTTTAAGTGAAACGGTCAATTCAGTGCAGAAAAAGCGCCGAGAAAGCCGAAATCTCGCCCCGCTTAACAATCACCGCTACTTAATGCAAGTGATGGAAACGAACCGACCACTCTTTTCCGGTACAGGCTCGGCTGCCGTAAACAACGCAGAACGCCAACAGGCAGAGCGCGCCAATCACGGCAATGATGATATTGAAAACACCATTTTATATATTGAGCGTTTTTATCAGCTAGGCCAACCGGTGGAACACTTGCCAGGCTATGATGTATGGAAAAAGTGGAAAGATAAACAGCAAAAATGAACTTTTTTTAACCGCCGAAAGGCGGTTTTTTTATTTATAAATCAAGTAATTATTTTCAAACAAAGACTTGACTTACAAAAATAATCCGCACAACGCATTGTAAAATCGCTATAATTTTGAACAATAGTGATCGTCCAACCAGTAGGGGTGGCTATGTTGAATGCAAGCAATGAACAAATTGAAACGTTTAATGAGAAAGCGCCTGAAATTTTGGCGGATTTAGCAAAACATACAGAAGTAAAAATTAAAGAAAAAATCGCTGATATTGAGCCAAAACTCGCCCAGCAAATCAGCATTGAAGTGGCAAACCATATCGCGCAATGCTGGGGCGGTGAGGTGATTTATATCCCGCGCAACCTTGTTTTATTACTAAACGAGCGTGACCGTAAGATTTTTAACGAATTCAACGGCACAAATCACCGTGAACTTGCGCGAAAATACAACGTATCAATGCAGTGGATTTATCAGATTGTGAAGAAAATCACAAAAGAAGAAATTGCAAGACGTCAGTTTGATATGTTTGGCAACACATAACCGATAAAAATGACAAAAAACGTCCGAAAGGGCGTTTTTTATATGAATAAAATTAAATTAAAGGTATTATTAGTACATTGCTTTTGCTAATTTAAGGGATCAATAATGAAAAAAATACTATCTATGCTTTTAACAGGTGCGCTTGCTTGTTTATTATCATCTTGTTTAGATGAAAAAGACCCCAACGCTCCAACATCATCAGAAATATCAGATGTAAAACTAAATCTTTATAAACTACTTCCTAAAGACAGTGATAAATCTGCGACTTGTGAAAGTAGAAAAATTGGAGAGCATTATTATCTAGCTTGCAATTACATTGCCATTGGGCAAGCGCCATCATCGTTGTATGTTTTTTATTATGATAAAGTAAAAGATCCTGTTAAACGCTTCTATGCTCTCAATGGCAAAGCTATGAGCCTATACGATGAAGAATTGAAATATGTGTCAATGCTAGGCAATTATAAAGACACATTTGGGCTTCCGCTGCCTGAAAGTATTAATATGGGCGAAGTAATGAAAGAATTTGAATTTATGCGCAAATAACGTCTTTAAATCAATTTAAAATCAAAACAAACGAGCCTGTTTTAAACTCCTTTTTAGTCTTACAAAAGGAGTTTTTTTATGTCTTTATCCTTACCTATCACAAAAATTGTGATCCATTGCTCCGCTACTCGTAACGGCAAGCAACTCAGAACAGTTAATCAAACTGCCGCTCAACGTATTAATGACTGGCACTCTCAACGCGGCTTTAAACGCGACCCAATTTTAGCTAAAAAATTCAACCCGCACCTGCCTAATATTGGCTATCACTTTGTAATTGACACCGACGGCACTGTTGAAACAGGCCGAATGGTTGGCGAAATTGGCGCGCACGTGAAAGGTCATAACCAACACTCACTAGGCATTTGTCTTGTTGGCGGTATTGACGAAAGCGGTCACAACTACGGCGAATACACTGAAAAACAATGGCTCGCGTTGCACAAATTGTTGCAAAAACTAGAGAGCGAACACCCCAGCGCACGCATTTGTGGACATCGTGATTTGAGTCCAGACGTTAATGGTGACGGCACAATCACCCCGAATGAGTGGATTAAAGACTGCCCATGTTTCGATGTGTGGACGTGGTTGGATTCGGGCGAAGTTATCAATTTCAATCATCTATATTTGGGGGGTAAATGAGCGCACCAACCTATTCAGCAAAGTCTAAAAAATCATTTTCACGCGGCTGGAAATCAAGCAATAACGCGCAACGCAACCGAGTTGTAAATAAAGGCATGACCGCCGCCACCGTTTTTTATGCTCGTTGGAGACCATGATGGAACGAGAAGTACGTGGCATCACACTGTTTTCAGTGTTATGGGAGATCATGATTTTTGGTGGCTTTATATCTGCCAATGAGTTTGCAATAAAGAACCTTATTCAAGCCTATGAGTGGTTATTTTATTTTTTCACAGCGATTTCGTTGTTGGCACTTTTATGTGGTACTTCTTCTCTATACCAATATACAAGAGCCAAGTTTTATTGGGAAATAGTAACTAATACGCTGCTGGGCTTAATGTTGGCCTATTACGGTTATTTTTTCTGCGCGAGCGTACTGACATTATGGGGGTATGTTTCAGCGCAACAAGATTATTTCAATAAGGGAAAAGAAAATGGGAATGAAAGAACTGATCACCAACAATGATGGACGATTATCAACGACTGCGTTCATCCAGTTTTTTGGTGCGCTCTTAATGGCCGGCGTGCTGGTTTATACCGTATGGTTGGATCGTAGTTATGTTGGCGAATTGTTTACGACATTTGCTATTTTTTGTGGCGGCGGTGCGGCAACGAAAGGCTTCGCCAACGCAATGCAAAGCCGCAATGGGCAAGGAGGTAACGGTGATTAATCTTTATATTGTAGGGGCGGCTTTCGCCGTTTTGGCTGGCGTTTTTATCCATGGTCGCGTACAAGCGGCAAAAATTCGCAAGCAACAAGAAGAGATCGAATTCGTAAAACGTGAAGCGGCCGCAGTCGCACAGGAGTTAGAAAATGCAAACACTGCAAAAAACATTACTGAAACTAACCGCACTTTGTCTAGCAAGTCTGTTGATGAGCAGCTGCAGTCAAAAGGTTATTTCCGTGAAGACTAGCGGATGTTCAGCATTCGGTCTTATTTATCCAAGCCGTAAAGATACAGAAGAAACCAAACGGCAGGTGCTTAATCATAACTTGACTTATGAAAAAATCTGCCAAAAAAAGGAACCTAAATAATGCTAGAAACACTGGAATTTATCCAACGCCATTGGGCAATCGTTGTGGCGATTGGCGGGGCTGTGTGGACTTATTTTTGGTTGACAATGGATAGCAAATACGCTCGCAAAACCGATGTGTCAGACTTGCGCAAGGCGATTGAAAACAACGAAAAAAGCCTATCTGAAGTGAAAGGCGAATTAAGACATCTGCCAACTTCAAAAGAAGTGGCTGATTTGCGTTTATTAATGACGGAAATGAAAGGCAAAACCGACGTATTAAATACCAACATTGGCAGCCTTAACCATCAAGTGAAGTTGTTAATTGAAAAAGAGGTAAATAAAGAATGATGCGCCAAGATATTTTCACCAAAGACCAACGTTTGGTTATTCTGCGCTCGCTTGAAGAGTGTGGTTATGATGCCAATGAAAGCATTTTAAATGATTGCTTAGATATGTATGGCCACGATATTAGCCGAGACTTAGTGCGAAATCACCTGTTATGGCTTGAAGAGCAAGGCTTGATTACGCTGGCTCGTTTAAACAACAACGGCAAAGATTTCTTCGTGGCTACTATCACACAGCGTGGGTTGGATGTGGCACAAGGTCGCGCTTTCGTGGACGGCGTAAAAAAGCCAAGTCCAAAGATTTAAACCCAATTTAAAGGAGGTTTAAATGACCGATAAAAATACACGCGGCCGCGCAAGCAAAGTGGACTTACTTCCACCTAATATCAAAACCCAACTAGCAATGATGTTGCGGGACAAACACCTTTCCCAAGCGCAAATTCTTGAAGAAATCAACGACCTGATCCGTGATTGCGGGCTAGATGACAGCTATCAATTAAGCCGAACAGGACTTAACCGTTACGCCAGCCGCATGGAACAAATGGCGAGCAAAATTCGCAACGCGCGTGAAGTTGCTGAAATTTGGACGAAACAATTCGGTGAAGCACCGCAGAGCGATATTGGCAAGCTATTGATGGAAATTGTTAAGAACCTGGCGTTTGAAACGTCCATTGGTATGAGCGAAAACGGCCAGGCTGAACCGAAGGATTTGGCATTGCTATCGTCCGCAATTCAGCGGTTGGAACAGGCTGAAAGTTTATCTCATAAGCGTGAACAGGCTATCCGTAAAGAAATGGCGCAATTGGCGGCAGAAACCGCTGAAAAAGTCGTAGTACAGGCAGGATTGTCAGCTGATACGGTGCGCACAATCAAAGAACAAATTTTAGGTATTGCATAATGGCATTATTAAGTAATAGACCATTAAACGAATTAGCCCCTGAATGTCAGTCATTCCTTGACTGTATTCATGCATTTAATCCGAATGAGCTGTTGTTAGGCTATCAAAAATGTTGGATTGCCGATGATAGCCAACTCAAAATAGCCGAGAAAACCCGTCGTTGTGGTTTAACATGGGCGGAAGCGGCAGATAATGCCTTGATTGCTAGTACGCGCAAATCAGATGGTGGCTCCGATGTGTTCTACATCGGTTCTAACAAAGAAATGGCGCGCGAATATATCGACGCCGTTGCTATGTGGGCTAAGGCTTTTAATTATGCTGCCGGAGCAATTCAAGAAGAAGTCTTTGAAGATGAAGACAAAGACATTCTGACTTACGTTATTTATTTTGCTTCAGACTTCAAAGTTAAAGCACTTTCATCCAACCCTAAAAATTTACGTGGTATGCAAGGTGTCGTTGTGATTGATGAAGCTGCATTCCACGAATACCTCGCCGAGGTGCTTAAAGCCGCATTAGCGTTGACGATGTGGGGTGCAAAAGTGCGGGTGATCTCAACGCATAATGGCGCAGACAATCTATTCAATGAGCTGATTCTTGATAGCCGTGCCGGTCGAAAACGTTATTCCGTACACACCATCACAATTGAAGATGCCTGCCATGACGGCTTATATCAACGCATTTGCCAAGTGACGAAGCAAGAATGGACAGCGGAGAAAGAACAGGAATGGATTAAAAATCTGCTTAACGATACGGCGAGTGAAGAAGACGCATTAGAAGAATATTTCTGCGTGCCAAAAAACGGGTCGGGTTTATGGCTTTCCCGTGCATTGATAGAACGTCAAATGAGTGAGAAAACGCCTGTCGTGCGTTTTGAAGCGAAAGACGGCTTCAGCCTTGTGCCGGAGCCAACGCGTTATAAAGAAATGAACGATTGGTGTGAAAAAACATTAACCCCGATTTTGCAAAATTTATCGCCTAACTTACTGCACTTTTTCGGTGAAGACTTTGCCCGCAGCGGAGATATGACCTCGTTTGTCATTTTGGCGCAACAGCAAAACTTAACAAAACAGGTTCAATTTATCGTTGAGCTGGGCAATATGCCGTACAAACAACAAGAACAAATCGTATTGTTTATTTTAAAACAGCTTCCCCGTTTTTCGGGCGGTGCGTTTGACGCACGTGGAAATGGTGGGTATTTGGCTGAATCAGCCCGTGACGCGTTCGGTTCGCTTATTGACTGTGTTCAGCTATCAGAAAAATGGTATCGCGAACACACCGCACCGTTTAAAGCGGCATTGGAAGACGGTGAACTGGAAGCTATTCCGAAAGACGCCGATATTCTCGCTGACTTACGATCATTCCAAGTCGTAAAAGGCGTGCCTCGCATACCGGATAAACGGGTGAAAAGTACCGATGGTAAAACCAAACGGCACGGTGATACGGCGATTGCACTGCTGTTAGCGCATTATGCAAGCCGTCAGTTGATTCAATTACCGGTAAAAGCCCACAGCCGCAGACCAAGAGCCAGTCGAGCATTAACGAAAGGATATAACTAATGACAACCCAAAAACAAGATTTAGTCACCGTCATCGCCACCCGCGCCAAAGCTATCGACTTTTGGTCGTTTATGCACTACCTCCCAAACCCTGATCCTGTATTGAAGAAAATGGGGCGCGACATTTCAGTTTATCGCGAAATTTTGTCAGATAGCCATGTGGGCGGTTGTGTTCGCCGCCGTAAAGCCGCCATTAAAGGTTTAGAGTGGCGCATTACCCCAACTGGAAATGAAAAAACAGATGAAATCCTGGTCTCACTTTTTGACCGTTTACCGGTAAATCAAATCATCAATCAAATTTTAGACGCTACCCTGTTCGGTTACCAGGCGCTTGAGGTAATGTGGGCAAGTGAGAACGGATTATTACTCCCGTCTAAAATAGTCGGAAAACCACAAGAGTGGTTTGTATTTGATGAAGACAACCGTTTAATGCTGCGCACAAAAGAGAACCGCAATGGTGACATTGTGCCGGAAAAGAAATTTTTACTCGCCACCCAACAAGCCGACTACATGAACCCATACGGTCGCGCAGACCTGGCAATGTGTTTTTGGGCAGCTACCTTTAAGAAAGGCGGGTTCAAGTTTTGGTTAGAGTTCGCTGAAAAATACGGCTCGCCGTGGTTGGTAGGCAAATACCCAAGAAACGCTAACGCTCATGAAATTGATGAGTTGTTAGATAGCATGGAAAAAATGCTCGGCACAGCCGTGGCAGCTGTCCCGGATGACAGCTCTATTGATATGCTTGAAAGCGGAAGCAAAGGCGGGTCATCACAAGTTTTTGATGATTTCTTACGCTACTGTAAATCAGAAATCGCCATCGCATTATTAGGGCAAAATCAAACCACAGAAGCCGAAGCAAATCGTGCAAGCGCCACGGCTGGCTTAGAAGTGACCCGTGATATTCGTGACGATGATGCCCGCATAGTTGAAGGCGTGTTTAACCAATTATTAGCCTGGATTTGTGAGTTAAATTTCCACGTGGACATGATGCCGACATTTGAGCTTTATGAACAGGAAAGCATTGATAAATTACAAGCCGAGCGTGACGAATTATTGGCGGGTTTAGGCGTGCAATTCACCGAACAATACATCATGCGAACCTATGGATTTGAAGAAGGCGACATTGTAGTTACAGTCCCTGAAAAAAGTGCGGTCAAAAATACGGCTGATTTCGCCGAGGCGATTCCTAAAACTATCGTGGAAACCATTGGGGAGCAGCTAGAAGTCGAAGGTGAGCCCTTTGTGGAAGAATGGCTGCAAACTATCCAGGATAAGCTATCACAAGCAGAAAGCCTGGAAGATTTTCGCAACCAATTAGACAGTTTGATCCCTGAGTTGAGCTTTGCAGAATATGGCAAGGTGATGGCGTGGGCATCAACAACAGCACACTTTGCTGGCCGTCAATCCGTTGAAGATGAGCGTAAATAAAATGAGTAAATTCACTTTTGAAGAGCAGGTCAAATATTTTGAGAAGAAACTCAATTTGCCTACTAATAGCTATTTAGACGTGCTAGGTGAAGAACACGACTACTTTTTTATGGTGGCCGGTGCAAACCGTAATGAAGTGTTGACGGCATTTCGCGAAGCGGTAGATGATGCCATTGCAAATGGTGAAACCTTAGAGGGATTCCGCAAGCGTTTTGATGACATTGTGGCAAATACCGGCTGGCAATATAACGGCGGGCGAAACTGGCGCACCCGGATTATTTACGACACCAACGTTTATGGCGCGTATAACCGAGGACGATTGGCGCAGCATTTGGATTTGGTTGATGTATTGCCTTATTGGGAATATCACCACCATGATAATGAACACCCGCGCGAGGAACATATCGCGTTAGACGGCACAATTCTACCCGCCACAGATCCGTTTTGGCGCTACTATTACCCAATCAAAGCGTACGGCTGCCACTGTACAGTATCCGCGCACGACGCCGATGATTTAGCCGAAATGGGGCGAAAAGTGAGTCCATCACCTGAAATTGAGTGGGAAGAAAAACTGGTGGGCGTTCGCTCCGGCAATCCACGAACAGTACGCGTGCCAAAAGGTTATGATGTGGGATTTGCACCTTATAACTTTGAGCGCCTAACGCAATCTCGCGATGTTGATGTTGACAAGTTGTTATTGCAAAAAATGACAAATGCCGAGCCGCATTTAGCGAGCCTGTTAATTGATGACGTATTGAAGAACCCAAAAGCCATGGTGTTATTAAACGGCGCGATGAAAGAAATGGTCGATACAGTCAGCCAACAAAAAGTCGCACGTGGCAATATGAAGTATGTGGGGGCAATTCCTGAACCGGTATTAACTAAACTCGATAATTTAGAAAAAGCACCGCAGAGCGCGGTAATCGCCGTGCGTGATGAAGATGTGCTGCACGCATTACGCGATACCAAACAAGCTAAAGGCATTAGCTTGCCTGTGGAGTTTTGGGAACAGTTACCGGAAAAACTGCGCCACCCGAAAGCGATCTTATTGGACGACCAACAAAAACAACCGACCCTGTTATTCGTTTATGAAACCGAACAAGGCAAAGTGGCGGTTAAAATGGACTATGAAATTAAGCTAAAAGACGCGTTGAGCGGGAAGAAGCTACCGCATAAATTGAACATGGTCAGAACAGCAAGTCGTTTAGAAGATTTAAGCTCGTTAGGACGTTTCGAAGTGTTATATGGGGAGTTGTGATTATTGCGGTGGTTTGCCTGATTCGAACAGGATAATGCGGGCTTATGCCAGGCAACCTTTCCAGTAGGAAACCCCCACCGCAAATTCACTATACGCCCAGGCATTATTTTTATCAAGAGAAAATTATGTTAAAGATTACCATTAACGATAATCAAGCTATTCAGAAATTGACAAGCATTGCAAATCAATTAGAAAAGCCACGTCAGCTGTATGGCTTGCTGGGTGAAACATTGAAAAAAATTCATGATGCCCGATTTAAAGCTGAGATTGATCCAAAAGGTAATCGCTGGCAAGCGTTATCGCCACGCACGAAAGCGTTAAAAATGAAACGCGGGAAAAGCACAAAGATTTTACGTCAAGATGGTTACCTATCAGACAGAACCGCGTATAATTACGATAATGACCATGTTGAGTTTGGTAGTGATGCAAAATATGCTCGCCTACATCAATTCGGTGGAAACGCCGGACGTGGTCGTAAAGTTAAAATTCCCGCGCGCCCATGGTTGGGTATCAATGAAAGTGATGGTCAAAAACTTCTAAAAAAATCTACCGCACTTTTACAACGACAAATTGACAAAAATCTAAAGTAAAAGCTAAAAATCAAAATAACGCCACAAATTAGCGCCACAGAGCTTTTATTTAAAATTAATGCAATTTATCGACCAAAAAAATTTAAATCGATTTGAAGCGATTTGAACGCCATTTAAAGCGTTTTAGATTTAAAGATAAAGTGCATTTTAATCCCGCGTCAAAAATCCCTCTTTTATTCTTTCAACCACTTTAAAATTCAAGCCCGCATTTTTTCTCTATGCTAGCGGTATTCAAACGAGGATACCTTATGCAATTAATTGAGATTTTCAAAGCGGGCAAACGCACTGATGCAAATGGCTTAGAAGTGGAAATTACCACGGAAGATTTGCAACAAGCGGTCAATGCCTACAACGTAAACTTTCATGAGTCCCCGGCGGTAATTGGCCATCCTAAACACAACGCCCCTGCGTATGGTTGGGTAAAACGCCTTGAATTAGACGGCGATGTATTAAAAGCCGAATTCGACCAGGTAGACCCTGAATTTGCCGAAATGGTAGATAAAGGGCGATTCAAAAAAGTCTCATCATCATTTTATTTAGCAGACAGCCCAAACAACCCTTGCCCTGGCAACCTGTATTTGCGCCATGTTGGATTTTTAGGTGCGATGCCGCCAGCGGTAAAAGGCCTACGCAACCCGGAATTTGCTGAAGACGAGCAAGGCGTGGTTGATTTTTCTGATTGGGCAGAAGCCAGCCTTTGGCGTCGCTTGCGCGATTGGTTTATTGGTACGCACGGCCAGGAAGAAGCTGATAAAGCCATCCCGGACTATCTCGTATCAAGTGTGCAAGAAGAGTACATCCGAAACGAATATAAACGTATCAACCAAACGGAAGTCGGCTCGCCTATTTCTAGTTTTAACGAACCCACTTTAGAACAACCTTCAGAACCACAAGGAGAACCTGAAATGACCCCTGAAGAAATTGAACAGCTTAAGGCAGAAAACCAACAGTTGAAAGCCGAAAAAGCTGAAGCAGCACTTAACCAAGCAAAAGCCGACAACGCCGACTTTGCCGAAGGTTTAGTAAAAGCGGGCAAATTAGCCCCGGTGGCAAAACAACAAGCCATTGATTTATTAAATCTCGGTTCAACAAGCGCAGCTGGCGGCGTGGTTGAATTCGGTGAAGGTGAAAGCCTACACGGAAAAATCAAGGCGTTTTTAGAAGCGCAGCCGGCTATCGTTGAATTTAACGAAGTGGCTACCAAAGAAAATGCCACAACCGCAGAAGACGGCACGGTGGCATACGCCGAAGGCACAAGCGCTGAGTCCATTGATATGGACAAGAAAGTCCGCGCTTATATGAAAGAACACAATGTGGACTACACAACCGCATTTAACGCAATCACTCAATAAGGAGCAAATGCATGACTGATTTATCAAAACAACGCGTGGTTGACCCGGTATTAACCGAACTTGCGCAAGGTTATTACAACGGCAACATGATTTCCGAAGTGTTGTTCCCTATCGCTGAAACTAAAAAAGAAGGTGGCAAAATCCCTACATTCGGTCGCTTAGCGTTCCGTTTGCAAACCACAAAACGTGAGCTTCGTGCAGCATCAAATCGTTTAACGCCGGAAGATATTGGTTCATTGACCGTTGTTTTAGAAGAAAACGACATCGAATATCCAATCGACATCCGCGAAGTGAATGAAACCGAAGGTGTTTATCCATTACGCCAATTCGCAACCGGCGTGACACAAGATGTCATCGCGCTCGGTCGTGAAAAAGCTTGTGCGGACTTAGCTTTAAACGAAGCGAATTACGAAACCACAAACAAAGTGACCTTAAGCGGCACGTCTCAATTTACCGACCCTAATTCAGACCCTATTGGTGTGATTAAAACCGGTATTCGTGCAATTAAACGCACTACAGGCCGTAAACCAAACGTTTGTGCAATTTCCGGCGATGTATGGGAAGTGTTAAGCGAACACCCGAAAGTATTAGAAAAAATCAAATACGTGGCGACTGCCGTATTAACCCCGGAAGACTTTGCAAAATTAATCAAAGTAGATCGTGTTGTTGTGGGTGAAGCTGTGCATGAACAAGCCGGTGAATTAAAAGATATTTGGTCTAAAGCGATTGTGTTGGCTTATGTTGCGCCGGCATCAAAAGAGCAGAAACAAAATATCTATGAACCATCATTTGGTTATACCGTCCGCCGCAAAAATGGCTTATATGTAGATACTTACCCTGAAGTCGGTGGCAAAGTTGAAATCGTGCGCACGACCGATATCAATAAACCATACATCGTGGGTAAATCTGCGGGTTACTTAATCAAAGGTTGTATTTAACCCCTATTTGAACCGCATTTAAACGCGATTTAAGTGCGGTTAAATTTCAACTTATTTTAAGGGTGAATTATGTCAGATAAACAAAAAACGGCATTTTTGGTCGCAGCAGCGATGGCAATTTTGCACAACGGCAAGCGATATGAGCAACACGATGTGATTGAGCTTACCGAAGAAGAAGCCGACAAGCTCGCGATTTACATTACGCCGGCTGAAACTAACAGCGAGCAACGCGCACAAGCTGAACAAACAGCAAGCGATGAATTAACCGCAGCTGAACAGGTTGAAAGCGATGCAGAAGAAACGGCTGCTGAAACGTCTGCGGAAGAAGCGGCTGCAGAAACGTCTGCGGAAGAGCCAGGCGAAGAAGCGGGCGAAACCACAAAACCAAACAAAGGTAAAAATAAGTAATGTATATCACGGCACAAGATTTAGAAGATGTAATGAGCGAAAGCACGCTAATCGCCCTATCGAATGATACATCACGCGCGACTACCGCCAATCAGATGACATTGGATAAGGCTTGCGAATATGCCACGGAAACCGTGGACGGCTATTTGCGCTCGCGTTACGTCTTGCCATTAAATCAAGTGCCGACCTTGGTGCGTAATATTTGTTTACAAATCGCACGTCATTGGTTGTATTCCCGCCGCCCGGACGGTAAAGGATTCCCGGACAACGTCCGCGAAACCCATGCACAAGCCTTGAAAGACCTGGAACGGATTCAAAACGGCAAACTGCATCTTGGCCTAACGGAAATCGGGAGCGCGACCGATGATAACTACCCAACCGCGCTGAAATTCAATACACGCGCGCCACAGAAGCTCGATTTAACAGGATATTAATATGAGTGCAACGCTGCCGATTTTAGAAAGCATACAGCAACGGATAGCCGATAAAACGGACAAGTTCAGCATTGAGTTATTCCCTGACGATTTGGAGCACTACAATCTCACAGACGAATTCGGTGCTGTTTTAGTGCAATACGCCGGGTCGAAGTTTGAAAGCATCGACAGCGTGGATGTTATCCAGCAACGCCGAGTTGTTATGGTTGCGCTTACTGTGATTGCTCGAAGTCAGCATGACGACCACGGGGCAATCGAAATGTTAGACCAACTCCGCTTGGCAATAGTTGGGTTTAGACCAACTAACTGCACAGCATGTAGTTTAGTGAGTGAAGAGTTTGGCGGCGAGTCAGACGGCCTTTGGCAGTATCAGCTTTTAGTGCAGACCGAAACATGGCAAGTAGAGCTTTGCGAACCAAGCAATTTACCTAAATTTACCACCGCACGCTATCGCCGTGCGGATAAACCTAATCCCAAACAACCATAGGAGAAAATTATGGCATTCCATCACGGGACGAAAACAATTCGCGTAGCAGGTGGTTCTGTTGCGGTGGAAACTGTCGACGGTGCAATTATTGGTATCGTTGGTACAGCACCTATCGGCGCGGTGAATGAATTGACTGTGTGTCAAACGACTAAAGATTTCTCAAAATTTGGCGTAATCTTAGGCAAGGGCTTTACGCTTCCTGACGCATTTGATGTTTTATCGCGCTATTCAGCGGGTAAAGTGTATGTGGTCAATGTTTTAGACCCAGCAAAACACAAAACAAGCGTTACCGATGAAGTATTAACGCAAGACGATAACACCTTGCGCGCTAAAACCGAGCATCCTGGTCTTTTAAATTTAACCTTAACCGCAGATCGTACTTTAACCGAAGGCAGCGATTATGCAGTGGATTTGCAAACGGGTGAAATTACTCTAAAAGCAAAACACGAAACCTTAAAAGCGACCTATGAATACGCCGACCCAACAAAAGTGACGGAAGACGACATCAAAGGTGGCATTGACTCAGCAACCGGTAAACGCCAAGGTTTTGAGTTATTGCGCGATGGCTTTAACCTATACGGTGCTGATGCGAAGATTTTAATCTGCCCTGAGTTTGATAAAACAGCAAGCTGTGCGGCGGCTTTAACCACGCTCGCAGAACAGTTGAAAGCGGTGGCTTATGTGCAATTACCAAAAGGCACAAGTCTTTCTGATGCAATCAAAGGCCGTGGCCCATTGGGTACAATCAACGCGTCTGCAAGCACAGAGCGTGCGCGCCACTTCTTCCCTTATGCTATCGGCTCAAGCAATACGTTGGAAAGCCTTGCGGTGCATGCGGCTGGCTTGCGAATGAAAACCGATACCGAAAACGGGTACTGGTTCTCGACATCAAACCGCCCATTACAAGGGGTGATTGGCATGGAGATTCCGCTTACTGCGCGCGTTGATGATGAACAATCAGAGACCAACCAGTTAAATGCGGTAGGCATTACAACCATTTTCAACAGCTTCGGTACAGGTTTCAGATTATGGGGTAACCGCTCATCAAATTATCCGACCGTAACGCATATCATCAACTTTGAAACCGCGCTTCGCACCGGTGACTTAATTGATGAAAGCATCCGCCGCACAGAGTTGCAATTTATTGACCGTCCAATCGACGATGCATTAATTGACAGCTTGCTTGAAACGGTAGATACCTATTTGCGTGCGCTTCCGAGTATTGTGGGCTACAGCGTAAGTCTTGATTATGACACTGATTTAGTTGATGAATTCAGCAAAGGTCACGTGCCGTTAGTTTATGACTACACCCCTAAACTTCCAGCGGAATTGATTTCTAACAAGTCCGTAATGACCCGTAAATACTTAGTGAATTTAGTTTCACAACGCTAAGGAGTAAAAACCGATGAGTATTTCTATTAATCAAATCGTCAACGGCAACGTGTACATTAACGGTAACAGTCAAATGGGGCGTGCGAATGAAGTGAAAATCCCGGACATTGAGTTTGAAAAGGTTTCCCACAAAGGCTTAGGGCTGCATGGTGAGATTAAACTTCCGGCCGGCACTAACGCTATCGAAGCAGAAATCACCTGGGATAGCTTTTACCCGGAAGTGCGCGCGTTGTTGTTGAACCCTTATAAAAATTCACAGCTAATGATCCGCTCAAACCTCCAGGTGTTTGATTCACGCGGGTTGGCTGCTGAAGAGCCGATGGTGACCATTATGAATGTGTCAGCCAGCAAAATTGGTGGTACGGCGCAGAAAAATAAAGAGAATTCAGAGTTCGGTGATACGGTAGATGTTTATTCCATCAAGCAGACCGTAGCCGGCAAAGAGATCTTATTTATTGACGTGCTTGCAAATATCTACCGTGTAAACGGCCAAGATGTGTTGCAAAAATACCGCACTAATATCGGTCAATAAAGGGGTGAAAACCTTTAAATCTATTTAAAATCATTCAACCGGTCAAAGTTGTATTCTCCTTTGTGAAGTTAAACAAATCTACTCACAAAGGAGTTTTTTTATGTCTGAAACCATTCTTAAATTAGCGTTTCCATTCCATGACGGGCAAGGAAATACCATCACCGAGTTAAAAATTCGCCGTCCGAAAGTGCGCGATATTCGCAAAATGACAGGTAAAACCGAAACCGAAATGGCGGTGAGTTTGCTTGCAATCGTCACAGGCTTAGTGCCTGAAGATATTGACGAGCTTGATATTGCCGACTTCCAAGCAGCATCAAAAATTGTTGAGAAAATGCAAAAGGGAAAGTAGTCGCGGAAAGCCTTAATGCAGCCCTGGCCGACTTGGCCTTTTGGTTTGGATTCCAGCCAAGCGAGCTGGAAGAGATGACGCTTGATGAAGTGGAACGTTGGATTATTCAAGCGGAGCGGCAGATAAAAGCAAGGTACACAAAAGCCGCTATTTAAGCGGCTTTTTGTTTAGTGTTTAAGTAGGGTTTGAAGCGTGGTGAATAAGCCAAAAAGCGAGATGATAATAACTCTACACGAAAACATCACCAGGAAGCCGACCAATATCCACGGTAGTGCAAATAAAAAAGCAGATACGCAAACGGAAATCCATGAGAGCGAATTACTTTCTGAATAAAAAACTAAAAAATGATAAAGGCTGCCGAGATAACTTAAAACAAGTGCAAGCAATAAAACAGCCTGTGTGTTTTCCACCCATTTTTCTCTTGTCATTTCTTCCTCCTTATTAATTAAACGGGACTATAAAACATGTCAAACAATCTAGCAATAGGATTAGTCATTACAGCCGGCGTGACAGGTGCAGTTAAGGGCATCCGTTCTGTTTGCAATAGTTTTAAAATATTGCAAGACCAAAGCCTTAGCACGTCTAAAAAGATGGGCGCATTGGCTAAAACTGGAGTGGCCGGGTTTACAGCACTGGCGTCATCCGTTACGGCCACTATGGGGACTATTCGCGGACTAGCCGACCCCGCAATTAAATTTGAAAGCGCAATGGCCGATGTTAAAAAGGTCGTAAACTTTGACACCCCAGCTCAATTCAAAGAAATGAGCGACGATATTCTAAAACTCACTCGCACAATCCCAATGGCTGGGGAAGAAATTGCCGCTATCGTTGCAGCTGGCGGTCAATCCGGCGTGGCGCGGGAAAATCTACTCGGATACGCTAAGGACGCGGCCACAATGGGCGTGGCGTTTGATATGGCGGCTGGTGATGCGGGTGAAGCGATGGCAACCATGGCTAACGTGTTGGGCAAGCCAATTACAGAGATGGCGCAATTTGGGGATGTGATTAACCACCTATCCGATAATGCCAACTCGAAAGCGAAAGATATTGTAAATGTCATTACGCGTGCCGGCTCTGATACACGAATGCTTGGGCTTTCAGAAAAACAATCAGCCGCGCTAGGATCTACCTTCCTTTCAATGGGGAAAGCACCTGAGCTTGCCGCGCAATCAGTAAAAGGTATGTCGGCAGCGTTTTTACAACTTAAAGCTGGCGAGCATGCAAAAGAGTTAAAACAGCTAGGGTTTACGACAAAAAGCTTCGCCGCTGCGATGAATAAAGATGCGCAAGGGGCGATTTCTTCTTTCATCAAAAAGGTGAAACAGATGCCTGATGACAAGCAATATCCGCTTCTTGCCAAGATATTCGGCAAACAATATGCCGACGATGTATTGATGCTCGCGCAAAACACCGGGGAATATAACCGCCAATTAGGGTTGTTACAAGAAACCGATGAGCATGGGAAGTTAAAATATATCGGCTCTATGCAGCGTGAGTTTGAGAACCGGAGTAATACTGCAGAAAACAAGCTCACCAAGCTAAAAAACAGCATTTCAGAATTGGCGACAAAAATTGGCGCGGCGTTTTTGCCTGTGATTTCTTCATTTGTTGAAAATATCACACCGGTCATTTATAGCATCACAAAATGGGTGGAAACTAACCCGCAAATTATGGACTGGGTCTTGACGATTGGTGGCGGTGTTGCTGCGGTTGTGGGTGGTTTATTAACGCTTCACTCAGCGTTTTCTTTTGTGGCGGCTGGATTATTGCCGTTTATTAAAGCGGGGAAATTCCTGGGCGGCTTCTTAGGAAAATTTTTATTTTCAGCAATCAGCAAACTGTCACTTGGTCTTGGTTATTTAATAGGCTATGTGATAAAGGGCGCGATGATGTTTGGAAAAGCGATCCTAATTATGAGTCGTGCTTTGCTTACCAATCCAATTGGGTTAATCATTACGGGGATTGCGGTTGCAGCGTATTTGATTTATGAGAATTGGTCGAAAGTTGGGCCATGGTTCTCTGAATTGTGGAGCAAGGTTTCCGGAGTATTTTCTAACGCCTGGAACGGTATCACAAATTTCTGCTCAACTGCCTGGACAAATATCAGCAATTTCTTCACATCCGGCATCGGCAATATCACATCGACCATTCTAAGCTGGTCACCATTGGCTTTATTCCAGCAAGTCTTTTCCTCTGTGCTTTCCTGGTTCGGAATTGATGTGCCGGCTAAGTTTATGGATTTTGGCCGAAATATGATAGACGGATTAGTGAACGGTATTAAAAACGCCTGGGAAGAAGCGAAAAAAATCGTTTCCGATTTAGGCGATGGCATTAAGGGGTGGTTTGCTGATAAGCTGGGTATTCATTCGCCAAGCCGAGTTTTTAAAGGCTATGGCGTGAATGTTGTGGAGGGACTCGCGATTGGGATGGATAAATCAACATCCATCGCAGAAGCCGCGTCAGATAACCTTGCGGGGGCTGTGGGGCTAAATGGTGTGACCCATAACACAGGCGTTCTTGCCAATTATCAGCCGCTCAATCGCGCGGATATCATGCCGCAAACCACCGGGGCGGCCAATAGTGTGGTGGTTAATTTTAACCCGACAATCAACGTCAATGGCGGCTCGAATGGTGACGGAAACGGCGTTTTAAACCAGGTTCAACAAGGCTTAAAGATGAGTTTAAGCGAGTTTGAAATAATGTTGAAGCGCGTGTTAGACCAACAACAACGGAGAGCATATTAATGTATTTTATGTTAGGAAGTGTGGCATTTGAGCCTGTTGATTTGACTGATTTTAATGAAACCCATGCCGCAGATTTTGCCGAGCATGCAGTCTTAAAAGGAAAACCACGCTTGCAAGCTATGGGCGAGAAGCTCACCGAGCTTAATTTTGCAATTCGTTTGCATCATACGCTTGGCGGAGTTGAGCGTCGTTATCAAGAATTGTTGGGTGCAAAATCAAAACAAGCCGCGCTGCCATTGATTATTGGTCGCGGGAAGTATAAGGGCAATTTTGTGATCACCGATATATCATCGGTCACCTTGTTTACAGATAAGCTCGGGAACGCCCTATGCCGCGAGATGAATATTAGCTTGCGGGAATTTGTAGGCGATATTGAAGAGAACCCTTTAGGCGCAGCATTAAACATTGGTGGAAACTCCTTGCTCGGATCTATTTTGCCAGCTGGTGCGGTAAAGGCGTTATCCCAGGTAAAAGAAACCGTGCAAAAAGGTGCGGAGTTATTTAACCAAGGCCGACAAATTATTGACAGTGTTAGAGATACCGTGGCAGTTGTTCGCCAGCTATCTGATGACCCGGCTGCCGCGTTGGCATATTTACCTGGTATTTTAAAAAATCTTGACGGGGCGATTGGTCATTTTGGTGAGCTTACCGGGATGAGAGATTTGCTGGAAGGTGTGCATAAAGCGCTGCCGGCGGCGAGCGATTTAGCCCGGGAAAGTGCGGGTATTTATGAAGATTTAATGTCTATGAAAGATAGTCTAACGCTAGGAAAACAATCCGGCGGCGCGGATTGGAATAACTGGTTTAAGCCCGCTGATAGCGCGCTGGACGATATTAATGAGCGGGTTGATAACGCAGCTGCACCTGTGGCAGAAATGACAGCCTGGGTCGTTTTACGCAAAGATGAGGACGTAATTGATGACACAACAGACCGTACTTAAACATACCGTAAAACAAGGCGAGCGTTGGGACAACCTTGCCTATTACTATTATGGCAACGCATTGGACTTTGAACGCATTATTAATGCTAACCCACACATAGGATTGTGCGAAGTGCTGCCAACAGGGGCAACGGTTTATATTCCGGTGCTAAATATTAAGCCTACAAATAATGAATCAATGCCGCCGTGGTTGAGAGGTAATAATGAATAGTAACGTGCCAACCCCTGACTTTTCTATTTTATACGAAAAAACCAATATTACCGCCGACATTGAACCCCACTTAATTGAGCTGGCGTACACTGATAATCTTGAGGGCGAGTCGGACGAGCTGACACTAACGTTTGAGGATATTAGTGGGAAATGGGTGCGCCAGTGGTATCCAACGCAAGGGGATAAATTAAAGGCGGCTATTGGTTATAAAGGGGCGCTACTGGCCGATATTGGGGCGTTTGAAATTGACGAGGTGGAATATAACTACCGACCATCATATATTCAAATCAAGGCGTTGAGTACGGGGGTTGGAAAGGCAAATCGCACGTTAAAGCCTAAAGCCTATGAAAACACAACGCTCAAGCAAATAGTGGGCATTATTGCAGAAAAATTAAAGTTAAAAGTAGTAGGGACAATTAAGCCTATTCCGGTTAAGCGCGTGACGCAATATCAAGAGCGTGATGTTGAGTTTTTGGCAAGATTGGCAAGAGAATATCATCACAGCTTTAAGATAGTGGGTGATCAGCTTGTGTTCACGGATAAAGACGAGCTAGGCAAAGAAGAAGCCGTGGCGTCGCTTGAAGAGCGAGATACGATATCGATTACATTGCGCGATAGAATCAAGGATACGGCCAAGGAAGTTGACGTGAGTGGATATGATGCCACAGGAAAGAAAGTTATCAAAAAGCGTAAAAAAGCAAAGCCGTTGCGCGAAAATATGAAGCAAGCCCAGGCAGCAAGCGGGGACACGTTGAAGATTGTCACCCGTGGGGAAACCCAGGAGCAGATTGATGCGCGTGCCGATGCCGCGTTGGCCGAACAAAACGAAGACCAAACAGCGGGAAATATCACGCTGGTCGGCAATCCTAAGCTCGTGGCTGGCAGCACAATATTACTGCGCAACCTTGGCATTTTTAGTGGGAAATATTTAATAAAATCATCCCGGCATAGTATTACCCGTGGTGGCGGCTATACCACAAGTATTGATGTGCGCATGCTAGAGTTTATCCCGGATGATTTGCTTAGTACAGGCGCACTAACGGAAAATCAAGCGAGGGAATAAATGAAAACACATGACTTTGGTGCAACTTATCAAGAAGGCATTGTCTCAGCGGTTGATGCCGCGAACCATAAAGTGCGATGCAAAATTCCCGCCCTTGAAGATTTAGAAACAGCCTGGTTGTCTTATTTAACACCTAATGCTGGCGGAAATCAGTTTTATTGTCTGCCTGATGAGGGCGAATTAGTGGCGTTGTTACTTGATGCGCGCGGGGAAGGAGGCTGCGTGCTGGGAGCAATTTACAACGAGAAAGACACCACGCCGGCGAATGATAACAACATGTGGGTGAAAAAGTTCACAAACGGGACAGTGATTTCGCACAATCGTAAAAGTGGCGAGATTAATATCAACACAAGCGGTAGCGTTACCGTGACCGCTGGCGAGGGTGTAAAAATCAATGCTGATACGTCAATTAGCGGGAAACTAACAGTGTCAGGAAAAATTACATCCAGCACAGAAGTATCTGCGCCAAAAGTTAAACAAGGCTCTATTGAGCTTGGTACTCACAAACACCCAGGCGACTCCGGCGGTAAAACAGGCCTTCCGGAATAGCCCACTTCTTTAAATCGCTTTAAAAGCACTCTTCAGCATAGCCTTGTATCATCAAGGCTATGAACACACAAAGCACTCTTATCACAACACACTGGCAGATTGCACCTAACATTGAAAATCAAGTTGTGCAAGGTATTGATGACATCCATCAATGTATTGGCCACATCCTTTCAACGATGAAAGGGACGGATGTGTTGCGACCTGAATTTGGCAGTGATCACTTTCAATATATCGACCAGCCGGAAGATGTTGCAATCCCAAACATCGTGCGCGAGGTTACGTTAGCTCTTCAGCGTTGGGAGAAAAGAATTAAAGTTGACTCGGTCAATGTAGAAGGGACTGCCCCGCACTTTGAGTTTTTGATTTTTTGGTCGCTTACCGAAGACGTGCATCGTGAAATTTACGCCACAAGGATTACCGGATGAATAGAAATGAAGTGAAAGTCGTAGACGACAATGTTGAGAGCATTTTAAGCGAAGCGATTTCTCAGTATGAAAAACGCACCGGGAAAATCTTACAGCCAGCGCACATTGAGCGTTTGCTTATTAATGTTTATGCGATGCGCGAAAGCCTGGCAAGACAAGGCATTAATGAAGCGTTTCGTCAGACATTCCCGCAATTTGCAACAGGTCTTGCGTTGGATTTATGTGGTGAGACGTTTGGTTGTTACAGATTACTTGAGCGCCCAGCGCGCACTATTTTGCGTTTTAGCATTAACGGTGAACATCCGTCCGTGGTTATTCCAAAAGGCACACGTGTTTCCGTCACTGATGACATTGAATTTGTCACGCTAAATGATGATGTGATCACTCCACTTATTTCTTATGTGGAAATTGAGGCGGCTTGTAATAAGCCTGGCACGGTTGGTAACGGCTGGGAGCGCGGGCGAATAAAAACGCTTAAAAGTGAAATCAACTTCGCCGGCGAAATTACCGTCACCAACATTGATGTTCCAGGCGGTGGTTTATTGCGAGAAGAAGATGACCCATATCGTGCTCGAATTCTTGCTGCGCCGGAAGCATTTACCAGCTGTGGTTCAATCGCAGCGTACGATTATCACACTCGCGCCGTCTCTCAAGATATCGCAGACGTGAATGTATCAACCCCTCGCGGTGGTCTTGTCCGAATCACGGTTTTAACTAAAACAGGATTGCCTGATAGCCGTCTTTTAAATGACGTGAAGCAATATGTTGGCCCTGAGCGCCGTCGTCCATTATGCGATACGGTGGAGGTTGTTGCGCCAACGAAACGCGACTATCAAATCACCGCAACATTAACATTGCTCGATGGTTATCGTGAAGACGTGGTTAAGGCTAAGGCACGTGATGCGCTACAACTCTACCTGTCAGACAAAACGAAAAAACTCGGGGTTGATGTTGTGCCATCGGCAATTATTAGCGCGCTACGCGTTGAAGGCGTGTATGACGTTAATTTAACCGCGCCAGCAAAAATTGTAGTGGGTGAAACAGAATGGGCAAACTGTACTGTAATCAATATCAATGCAGCTCCGGAGCGCTCTAATGGCTAATTTAACGTATGCTGATGTCATTGAGCGAGAGGCTAAATATAAAGCGCTTGCTGACCTAAGCCTTGGCATGAATAAGCTTGATAACAGCAAGGTGATGACAACGTTGGTTGAGTTAATTGATGATAGTTTTATCTCTTTGCTTGCAGAAAAATGGAGTGTGACGGGTTATGACGGGGCGTTTATCGCAGATGACGATAACTCAAAACGGAGTTTAATTCGTGCTGCGATTGAGCTTCACAGATATAAAGGAACACCGTGGTCAATTCGTGAAGTCTGTCGCCTATTAGGATTTGGCGATATTGAGATTGACGAGGGGTTAAAAGCGCGGACTTATAATCACAAGTTTGTTCAAACTATACCGCTAAGCGATAAATGGGCTTATTACGCAATCAGACTTAACCAGCCAATCTCAAACGAGCAAGCGGCAAACTTGCGTAAAGTGTTGCGTAATTTCACCCCGGCGCGATGCACATTAGCCGTACTGGATTATAAATCAGTGGCATTCTTATACAACAATAAAGTGCGATACAACGGCACTTACAACTACGGTTCAAACTAGATTTAAAGCTAATTTAAAGGACAGTTATGGCAAATTTAAAAGAACAAGAAAAATGGGAAGACGGAGTCTATCAAATTGAAGAAAACGACCCTGTGCTTGGCGGTGAGAATGGCGTTACAAATAGACCCATTAAACAGCTGGCCAATCGCACAACCTGGCTTAAAAAGGCTTTAGAGTTACTTGGCAAAAAGGCAGCGCCGAAAGATTTGACCGCCTCTAGTGTTAGTGCGGTTGTGCAGGATGGACATACACATAAGCTACCTAGTGGAACACTATTAGAGAAAGGCATTGTTAAACTTAACTCACAAGTTACAAATGATAGTGAGCAAGAAGCCGCAACCCCAAAGGCCGTGAAAACGGCGTACGATAAAGCTGTGGAAGCAAAAGAAGCAGCTAATGCAGCGCAAACAAGCGCAAATGCGGCGCAGCGTACGGCAAATGATGGAGTTTCGAAAGCTAATGCGGCGCAAACAAGCGCAAATGCGGCGCAGCGTACGGCAGATGATGGAGTTTTGAAAGCTAATGCGGCGCAAACAAGCGCAAATGCGGCGCAACGCACGGCAGATGATGGAGTTTTGAAAGCTAATGCGGCGCAAACAAGCGCAAATGCGGCGCAACGTACGGCAAATGATGGAGTTTCGAAAGCTAATGCGGCGCAACGCACGGCAAATGATGGAGTTTCGAAAGCTAATGCGGCGCAAACAAGCGCAGACAAAGCTGACAGTAACGCAAATGGTCGTGTATCAAAGGGTGGTGATACTTTAACAGGCATCTTGCGTAGTGTTGGTATCGCATCAAAACAATTTGGCATGGGGGCGTATTCTGAACAATATACCAGTGGCGCACCGTATATGGTTGAAGAAACTGGCTCTAAAGACAAGAACACCTATCATCCATTTGTAAAAGGGCGAGTTCGCTCAAGTAATCATTATGGAGCTGCATTTTCATTCGGTTATACAACCAAACAGGGTGATGGCGACGGGTTTGGACGCGGCATTATCAATCTCATCGAAGATAATGGCAAAACAATAATTTGGGGATTTGAACATAATGGGGAATTTAGATCTGCTGGAGATGTTATTACATCTAGCGGCAAGTCTTTAAATACCGCTGTGCAACTCAGTGATTATCGCTCTCAATGGGGAGCGACTGGATGGGTTAAATTGCCTAATGGACTGATTTTACAATGGGGGAAAACACCAGTAATTCACGACGAAAACAGCAAAGATATTGTTTTCCCAATAGCATTCCCGAATAAGGTTTTAAATATTCAATTGACAGAAAATCAAATGAGAACAGTTGAAGCAAACGCAACACACTTAGCTGCACTTAATGTGAGTAACACAAAATTTACATTCAAAATGAACTCAACCCTACCTATTGATACATCGGCAGATTGGTTTGCTATTGGATATTAATGAGGTTTAAAAATGTATTTTTACGACAAAAAAACTAACGGATTTTATATTGATGGTATTAACAAAATCAACAGGGACAATATTGTATTGGTATAACTACGAGCATAGCAATCCAAACCAGGGGGCGTGCCGTTTGCAATTCTTAACGATTGGGAGAATGAAATAATGACCATGTATTTTAAAGAGGGTTTTTTTGACGATACGAATGATGGATTTGTGCCTGAAGGTGCAGTTGAAATTAGTGAGTCTAAATATCTTGAGCTTCTGAACGGGCAATCACAAGGCAAGGAAATTATTACAAATAAACAAGGCGCTCCTGTTTTGGTTGACCCGCAACCAAGCGCAGCGCACGAGTTAAATTTTGACACCTTGCAATGGGTTGTTTCGCCTGAGAAGTTAGTTGCTCTAATTGCAGATAATAGAGCGCGTTTAATAGATAGCATCGACTCGCATGCGGCCAAGATTTACAGCACTTGGACTCGTTTTGAGTCTGAGTATCGCGAACGCCAAACTGCTGCGGAAGCTTTTAAAAATGCAAACTATCAAGGCGACTGCAGCCGATATATTACAGACTTTGCCAAACGCGCCGGGTTAAATAACCAAGCCGCAACAGATTTGATTTTAGTGCAAGCAGCCGGGCTTGAGAAATTACAGGTCGAGCTTGCAAATCAACGCATGCGCAAGTACGAGCTTAAAGTGCCAGGATTGACAATCGAAAAAATGCAGTCAATCCACGACGATATCATTAAGCAAATGGATGCGTTAATGGAGGCGTATAACAATGGCTAACCGTATCTATCTTGCGTTTTATAAATACAGACGCAGCTATCTAAAAGAGCCTTTTAAAGCCTTGGCCGATGCGGTAACACGTTTTTTTACAAAAGGCCAATACTCACACTGCGAGATTGCTGTTGAGCGGTTGGAATTTACTCAAGGCGACCATTACGAGCAT